TTTAGAATTATCAAAGAGAGAGAAGCAGCGCTGGATCCTGCTAAAGCAACTTGGACAGGCGGCAGTTTATATTATAGGTAAATTTAGTTAAATTTCCTTATAGTGTGCCGATTTAATTATTGGCACATGAAGGAAACATTAAGAAATAAGCAAAAAATTAGGCCTTTGTGCCAATTTAATTTCTGTCCATTTTGCCTTAATCTTTTGTTGTAATCGGTTGCTTTTTCGTAAATTTGTGTATATACTAGGTATATAAATCAAACACAGGTTTTTTAATTATGAACAGAGTTGAAGCAATCTCAAACAGAATCCTTAAGTCAGATAACTTTGAAAACGTTGCACACGTTTGCTGCGACTGGGAGGAATTTGTATTCGAGGTTGCAGAATGGGGCGTAGATCACATTGCTACAGTAGATTTCGATACATTAACCGCAGATGAGGTTGCTGCGTTAGATTCCTTTATAGCATCTTTCGGTTGCTCTCCAAGTGATCCACACCCTTGCAGCAAGTACGCTAACCCTATCTTTGCATAGGGTATAACCATTATAAACCTTTTTTAAACATTCACATTTTTTTATTATGATCACAGAATATTTCGTAGAAGTCCCTAACACTAACATTAAGGAAAGCGTTGCTTCCCTCGATGATTCTTGGGGCATGTGTTATGACCTCGCCCAACAGTTCGGGCATGCTCAGGTTGTTTGGTATGCACTAAACGGCACTAGGGTTGTTGATGGTGAATATACAGACCAAGATTAACCAATTAAAATATTGGCACACTTGCTCGTTGCTTTCTGTGCCATATCCTTTATAATTAAACTAACAAACAAACACGGAGCATCCCAAATGCGTAAAATTGAAAAAGACATGAACAGGGCAATCAGAAACAGAAAGGAGCACTGGCAGTCCGCTAACACTTCTGTTGAGAGTTTTTATTGCTCCGTTTCTGATAGGGTAGGCAGCATTGTCAAACTACATGGCAATAAGATTGCTGAAGTATATGCTAATAGCATTGTACTATTTGACGGCGGTTGGCAGACTGTAACCACTAAGAGCAGACTGAATGCCCTGCTAGACGAATTTGCCACAGGCACTGGCGTAATCCAGCGCAATTTTGATTGGTATCTTACTTATAAGCATCTCAAAGAAGATTTTGTTAGCGGCATGGAGGTTGCGCTCTAATGCCACGGAACATACTCGCTCAGCGCACTTTCACGCTACCAGATGGCAGGCAGATTACTTACACCAGATTAAAACCACAGAAACCACAGCGCCGCCATCTGCTTCTATCCCAAACTAAGGGCATCCGAACCAATACCAACAGAGGCAGCATAAACACTAAGCATGCCACCCTTATATAAGATAGAGCACCCGCTACCCCTGTTCCGTTTGGAGCAGGGTTTTTTTATGTTTTATTTTTTTATCGCGATAGCGATGCGGTTTATAAAAACGCTTAAGTCCCTAACCTACAACGAACCAAAATCGAGAGCTCTATATTATTCGATATTAAAAAATTTTTGGATATAAAAAATTTGCCAGTAGGTTGACTCTGGGCCAGGTTTGTGTTATACTATAAAGGTAAACACATAAAACAGACAATGATTGAAGGATTTGTATTAACACTCGTATTGATGACCTTTTGTATAGGCTCATCATTTGCCATCGTGAACTTTGCATCTAAGGGTAGGTTCTTTTAATGGCGGTTTATAACGACTATGAGATTCGTATAAACATTAATCAGCTGATAGAGAAGAGGATCCCTTGTTGTGATCTTCTTCATCCTGATCATTGTTTAACTGAGAAGCAAGTGGCAGAGATTGCACATGATATTCGTATGGATATAGACTTACATCCTATCTACAAGCAAGTGGATAAACATATCATGCAGTATGTTGAAGCAGCTGGTATTGATAACAAAGATCATTGGGTAGAAGAAAAACTATTAGACCTTCCTGATGAAGAAGGTATATCATTTGATTAAGAAACTGTAAAGAACTCATTATGGCAATATATAAGAATAGCAAGATAGAGATTGACTTGAATGAGTTAGTCGAATGTAGATTAGGCGTCTTGAATCAGAACCTCTCAGAGTATGAGGTTGAACAGATAGCGTCTGCATTACAATACACTCTCACTTGGGATACTCTCTATCATATGGTAGATACTGCTATACTAGATTTCGTTGGTATGAATCCTGTTGAATATGGCAGTACAATGAATGAAGCGTGGTTGTTAGAAATTGAACGCAATAAGAAAAAGTTCAAGCTGGTAGAGTTAAAAGGAGGTTCATGGACAATTCAAGTACCACAACGGATCAAGGAGTAAAATCCTATCACATTTATTTTGAGGATAAGTGTTTGTTTAAAAATTTGAATCAAGAAGAGTTCAATGTCATATGGGGCAGGATCTACAGGTCTTATCATACTGATAGCTTGTCGTTCTCTGTCTGTATTGGCGATGAATGTATCAGGGAGGATCAAAGTTATTAGTGGCACATGTCTTAGATCATTTAGAGCAGTATACTGCTGATTGGATTGATTGGTTACAGTTACCCGACGGAGAGAACAAGGGAGGTTACACAGGGCCTCGTTGTCCCTTTAGTAAGAAGGCAAAGGATGATGGCCGTATGAAGTTGGTCAAGGTCTTTGACTATTTCAGCGCGTACGACTACTGGGAGGTGGTTTCAAGAGAGTGTGAAGCCTTTGATGGAAGTAATGATATCGTGATAGTGGCTGCAAAGTCAAATGCTAATAATATTAATCCAGATCAAATGTCTGGCGGCGTCGATGGACTCAACACGTTTCTGAATCAACAGGGCAAGGATTTATGGTTGTTGACAAAGTTGGATGAGATGTTTACCATTGTGATGATACAAAAAATCAGCGCGTTGGACGATACTTCAAAACAACTGGAGGCCAAGGGATACTACATAGGAAGATATACTGAAGCTATGATGGACAAAGTGGTATTAGGAAGAAAGAGGTATCGTGAAAGATTGTAATGCTGTCGATCTACCCAACTATGGAGTGATTGAAGGCCAGTTAGAACAAGAAGATCTGGACTATGTGTGGAAACTGATTCATAAGTATGCCCCGAAGTCGAAGTGGGAAGGTAATCGTTTATTAAGTATTGAAGATGTAAACGATAAACAATGGTCATTGGCTGATGACGAACAACGCTTTGCAAATGCTGTTCTGATGCCTATGACTCAAAAGTATTTTGATACATACGGTTGCCCTTTTAAGATCAAATCAACACATGATCATGGACTTGCATTTAGTCGTTTCTGGTGTCGTGCCAGTCATGAGGGAGACTATCAAAGTATTCACGATCATCAAGGTATCTTTACCTTTGTAGTATGGTTGAAGATTCCGTTTGATAGTGAGGTGGAAAGTATGGTACAGCCTGGTTTCAGACCAGAAGCAGGGGACTTTGTATTAGTGTATCCTGATACATGTGGCCAACTGAAAAAACAGAACTACAAACTGAATGAAAGTATGGAAGGTAAAATAGTCTTCTTTCCAAGCGATATAAATCATATTGTGTACCCACACTTCACTACAACTGAATGGCGAATATCAATCGCTGGAGATATTGTATTGAATAGTCAGGAACTTATAGATCGTACTAATAAATGGTTCCCTGATCCAAAAGTACAAAATGTATAGATAAGTTTATAATGAACATTTCTGAAACAATGAATATAGAGCTCGACATCAAGGAGCTAGAATACATCTACGAATCAATCTCTTTTCGATTAGAGCATGATAATCATCTCATGTATCATCCTGACATAAGAAAGGATCTAGAAGACATGATGGCAACTTGGGAAGATGAGTACCTATAACATAACAATCGGAGGCTATCTCATTGCGGAGAACGTGCCTGGTAGGGAAGTCAAAGATAAACTACAACACATAAAAGCATTTTTCAATTATTATCCTGATGATGAACTTCGCACAGAAGAAATAGCGGTGATTAAGAATGAACACGAAGAAAATTGAATTACCGAACTATGCTGTTCTAGATGTCACTCTGGATAAAAATGTCTTAGATCATTTACATCATCTGGTAGAGAAGTATGAACCTGATGATGCTAAACAACAATGGATGTTAATTGATGATGATAATAGATTTCAAAAAGAAGTATTAAATCCCATCATACAAGAGTATGTTACGGACTACGGTTTTCCTGAGAAACTTAAGACTACACATATACATGATTTGACCTTTCAAAAGTTCTGGGCAAATTATACTGGTAAAGGAGAATATCAAGCATTACATAATCATGATGCTATCTGGTCATTTGTCATTTGGTTAAAGTTACCAGCTGTTGCAAATGTTGAACAATCTGTAAAAGATGCAATGCACCCAGACGCAGGGGATTTTATATTAACGTACTCAGATATCATAGGTAGAACTCGTAAAGTAAACTGGAAGTTAGAGAAGCAATATAATGAAGGACACATGTTACTATTCCCTAGTGACTTGTATCATGCGGTTTACCCCCATTTCCAAACTGATGAAAAAAGATTATCGTTAGCTGGTGACATCGTAATCAACAGCAACGTTGTCACGGATATTTACGATCAGGGAATGTTGTTAGGCCCCAGTAATAGTCAGGAGTTTCTCAAAAAGGGCTCATAAAAAAAGACTATATAATATAACACTATGGACAAATTGGTTTGACCGTGGTATACTTAAGAATGTAATTACAACATGTTATGGCAAAAGGATTTACAGTAAAAGCAAATGCCCCCAAAACTAAAAAGGTCGAAGACGACTTTGATTTAGAAAAGGCAAAGGCATTAGCTAAAGGTAAAGCAATAGTTTTCTGTCTGCCAGGAAGAGGAGTATCTTATATCTTTTTAAAGAACTTCGTTCAACTATGCTTTGACCTCGTGCAGAATGGATCGAGTATTCAGATCTCACAAGATTATTCATCAATGGTTAACTTTGCAAGGTGCAAGTGTCTTGGTGCTAACGTATTAAGAGGCCCAGATCAGATTCCTTGGGATGGAAAACTAAAATATGACTATCAATTATGGATAGACTCTGATATTGTATTTGATACAGAGAAATTCTATCGTTTAGTATGGATGCAAAAGGATATTGCTGGTGGTTGGTACTGCACAGAGGACGGAAAAACAACATCTGTTGCACATTGGCTAGAAGAAGAGGACTTTGCTAAGAATGGTGGAGTGATGAATCACGAAACTATCGAGTCAATCTCTCGTAGACGCAAGCCTTTCACTGTTGATTACACTGGATTTGGTTGGTTGTTGATTAAAAATGGTGTATTCGAGCATAAAGAGATGAAATATCCTTGGTTTGCTCCCAAAATGCAAGTCTTTGAGTCTGGAGATGTACAAGATATGTGTGGAGAAGACGTATCTTTCTGTTTAGACGCTAAAGAAGCGGGTATGGAAATTTGGATTGATCCAAAAATCCGTGTTGGACATGAAAAAACGAGGATTATCTAATGACAACACCACAACCAATGGAAAATGTAAAGTACAAGGTCGTAGAATTAGGCACATCAGGCTGGTGTGTCAACGATCCGAAGCAAGATGTAGGTCTTGATAGGGAACAGGCAAGGGTCAGACTCAATTTTTACATGAATGAAGGGATCTCACCCGACAGATTACGAGCTCAAATTGATAAATAAAAAGAAAAAGGTCAAAAATGGCAGATTCAGATCCAAAATTAGCTCCCCATAACGTAGAAAGTGCTGGTTTTGCTAGTGGAAGTGTTAAAGGACAGTATGATGTGAGTGCTCAAGCACGAAAAAAAGCTGCCGCAAACACAAATGACAAGCAATCTCCATTAGCTGCTGGTTAAAATCAATCAAAAAAACCTCAAAGACCCCTCAAAGGGTCTTTTTTTGTGTCTAAATAGATTTGAATTAGTATATTTGTTATGGCAGACGATAAAAAATACATTAATCCTCGACCAGAAGAGGACGTAGCAGACGATCTTTTGCGTGAAGTTGTTGGTGATGATGCCAATGACGAAAAAAGAAAACAAAATTTGAATGAGTAATGGCTAAAGTTGACGAACGCAACCTCCAAAGTACGCCTTTCAAGGATATAAGTCTTACATTTACCCGCCATCCTGTGACGGATGACATCGGTGTGTTTGAAAATGAGGATGCGATCAAACGAGCTGTGACAAATTTGGTAAGAACAAGAGTTGGTGAACGTTTTTATAACAACTTATTAGGTAGTGCTGTCGAAGATTCTCTCTTTGAACAGGCAGATCCTGATAATGCTCAAGTTTTAGAGGATGATATACGACTTTTACTTGAAAACTTTGAACCTAGAATCAGGCGTGTTGATGTTAGAGTGATATATCCGCTTGATACTAATGAATTAACAGTAACTATTAACTATGATATCGTTGGATTAGCTATTCCCAGACAAAATATAGAATTTATTCTTCAATCAACTAGGATATAATGTCATTTAACCAGTTTACAAACCTAGATTTTGCATCTCTTAGGTCACAAATTAAAGATTACCTTCGTGTAAACAGTGATTTCGCTGATTTTGACTTTGAAGGATCTAACTTTTCGACTCTAATTGACCTTTTAGCGTATAACTCATACATTACTGCTTACAATACTAACATGGCAGTCAATGAATGTTTCCTTGACAGTGCTACATTGCGTGAAAACGTGGTATCACTAGCAAGAAATATTGGTTATGTACCCAGATCATCAAGATCTGCACAAGCTGTGGTGAATTTTAGCGTAGACTTGGGTACAAATGACACAAAAATCGTAACTTTGAAAGCTGGACAAGTTGCATTAGGTGTTCAGCAGGGAAGTTCTTACATTTTTTCCATTCCAGACGACTTTGTAGCGACAAGTGGTACAAATAATATCGCTACTTTTGATAATTTAAAGATTTACGAAGGAATATATCTCGAAAAAACATTTCAGATCGATTATTCACAACCAAATCAAAGATTTATTCTTCCAAATGCGAATATTGACACAACTTCTATCCGTGTTACAGTGTCATCTACGACAAATGAGATATATTCGCTCTATAATAACATTTTACAAGTTGATTCGACCTCTAAATTGTTCCTAATTCAAGAAATTGAAGATGAGCAGTATGAAATTTTGTTTGGAGACGGAATTATTGGTAAAAAACCTCCTGCTGGAGCGATAGTTACCGTTACTTACATTGTAACTAACGGAAGATTAGGAAATAACGCTAGAAATTTCTCATTTGTTGGTATTTTAAGAGATGATACCGATACAACCATAACTTCTGGAATTTCAGTTTTAACAACTCAACAAAAATCCGAAAATGGCGACGGAATTGAAGATGTATCGAGTATAAAATACCTAGCACCTCGTATCTACAGTTCCCAGTACCGTGCCGTGACTGCGAATGACTACACAGGTATAATTCCCTTCGTTTACCCTAACGTTGAATCTGTGACCGCCTACGGAGGAGAAGAATTAGACCCGCCTGAGTATGGTAAGGTGTTCATTTCTATAAAACCAAAGAACGGTTCTTTCTTATCACAAATTACAAAAGATGATATCTCTAGACAGCTAAAACAATACAGTATTGCTGGTATCAAACCCGAAATCATTGATCTAAAATATCTTTACGTTGAAGTTGATACTTCGGTTTACTATAATACCAACGCTACAAGTGATTCAGCTGAACTTATCACTGCCGTAACCAAGACTCTAACAACTTATTCTAATTCATCAGATATTAATGCTTTTGGTGGTAGATTTAAGTATAGTAAAGTCGTAGGATTGATTGATGATGCTGCAAGAGGTGTTACATCTAACATTACAAGAGTTAAGATGCGAAGAGATATTGTACCTGAGATCAATACTTTCGCAACTTATGAACTTTGCTACGGAAATGCGTTTTACGACCAACCAAATGGATATGGCGTAAGATCTACAGGATTTACGGTCAGTGGTATTGACGGAACTTTGTATTTGGGTGACATTCCTACTGCTGGAACAACTGTTGGAAAATTAGTATTCTTTAAACTCGTAAATAACCTTCCATTAGTTGTTAAGAATGATGCTGGTACAGTGGACTATGTTCACGGAGAGATTAATTTGGATGTGGTAAATATAACAGGGACTTCACTAACAAGTGGAGTCATTGAAGTGGAAGCAATACCTGATTCCAATGATGTTATTGCCTTGAAAGACTTATACTTACAATTAAGTGTTCCAGATAGCACAGTAAGGGCATTACCAGACGTTGTATCTTCTGGTGAAAACACATCTGCTACAGCATACGTCACAACTTCTAGTTACGCTAGCGAAACAATCTATACCAGATAAATGACGGATATTAAAAGAGTAAAGATATCTCATTTAATAGAATCACAAATTCCTGAGTACCTAAGTCAGGAATCACCTCTATTCAAAGATTTCTTAATACAATATTACGAATCACAAGAACACCAGTCTGGTATGTCTGACTTGGCCAACAATTTGGCTGAGTATAGAAAGATTGGTGCGTTCAATCAAGAAACTCTTACTGTTTCTACTGAACTTACTAATGCTTGTTATGCTGGTGACAGGACATTAACCGTTACATCTACGACTGGTTGGCCTGATACCTATGGTTTATTGAAGATTGACAATGAAGTTATAACATATACATCTAAAACTGATACTCAGTTCCTTGGCTGTGCTAGAGGATTCAGTGGTATTGATCAGATATCAAGAGAGGACGCTGCCGAGTTTGCAAACTTTGCCGAAACCAATGCTGCGGTTCATATAGCTGGTTCAACTGTAATAAACCTAAGTAACCTCTTCTTACAGACATTTTTTACAAAGTTCAAGACCGAGTTCTTGCCTGGCTTTGAAAATAGAACTTTTCAGCCTGGTACATCAGTAACTAATATTCTTACAAGGGCAAAAGACTTCTATATGTCGAAAGGAACTGATGCTTCGTATCAGATTCTTTTCAAATTACTGTATGGTGAAGAAATTGAGTTAATTAAACCAATTGAAAAAACTCTTACTGCTTCAGCAAACGTATATTTCAAAACTAAGCACGTTTTAGTAGAAAACTTGTTTGGTGGACAACCATTACAGACAATCGGTAACTTTCTGTATCAAGATGTAGCTGGTATTGGAACTGTAAGTGCTTCGATCTACAATGTAGAGTATAGACCAATCAATCAAACCGATTTCTATGAGATCTCTCTTGACTCTACATCATTTGATGGTAATTTTACTGTGCCTGGTAAAACAAAAGCATTAGAGATTACTCCAGAGGATTCTGAGACACTTGTAGTTGACTCTACAGTCGGATTTGGACAAAGTGGTACTCTATTGGTCAAACCAAGAGAAGGTGCTAACTTCTTGAACCTAAGATATACTGATAAGACTGTAAACCAGTTTTTAGGTGTTACTGGTATCTCAACATCTCTGGTTTTTGGTGCAGATATCCTAGAAAACAAACTTGCATACGCTTATGCTGGATTTGGACAAACATCATTACTACAATTCAGACTTGTAAACGTTATTGATGAAGTGGATACTTCTCAATCGACAAATATGCAAGTTGGTGATAGTTTAAAGTTACTTTCTTTCGGTAGAGATTTATCTGACAATGCTCAATTCAATAATTGGATCTACAATGTACCATCTAGTCATACAATCTCAGATATTAACCAAGTAAACGTCAATACTTTCAGAATTTCAATATTTGACTCTTGTGTTTTTTACGTTGATGAGATATTAAAGATTAAAAATGATCTTGGTCAAGAACAGGACATTACAGTCAAATTGATCGAGTATGATTCTACAAATGTAGCACAAGTTTACGCTAATACAGTTGTTGTACAAACTAGCGGTACTATACCAACTAATCCAACAGTAATTACAAAGACAGTTACAAAAGCATCACATAATAATAATTATTTTGCTGGTGTTGACAACTTCCCTGTTGGTATTCAGAATAGTTACCTTGATAAGCAAGAGAAGTTCTATTATGTCGCTTCTTCTGGTCTACCAAACTACCCAATCTTTGCAACTGACAATAAGGTATGGGTAAAAACTAGTTCAATTGAGGTTGTAGACGGATTTGGCACGCCTTTGCTTGGTGGTGGGTTTACTTATACCATTCAATCATATGACCCCGCCTTCGACCCTGCCGCAGGGACTAGTCTATTAGCACACAATTATGTAACTGGTGATAGAATCTATTGGGACAATACAACTAACAGTGGAATCAATACTGGTATCTATTTTGTAACTGCAATCAACCAAACTGATTTTTATCTTTCATATAGTGGTTCTGACGTATTTGCTAAGAAGTACATCGCTGTTAGAACAGGAACTCCTGGCCAATACATCTACAAATCTGGATGGGAAAACAAAACACTTAAAAATCAGAAGATACTTAGAAAGTATCCCTTTGTAAAAGAAAAAGAATTATTTGATGATCCTAATAAGAGAGATGTTAACAACAGACCTGTAGGATTGATGGCGAATGGTGTTGAACTATTCCCTCCTACTGTTTTTGATGAACAGATCTTTCATGGTGATATTACAAGCATTACTGTTACAAATCCAGGCTCAGGTTATGATGTAATTAAAGGCCCTCCACTTATCATCAAAGATCAACAAGGATTTGATGCTCTAGGTCACGCTAACGTTGTTGGATCTTTCAAAGAAGTAAAACTTGTATCTCCTGGCATTGGATATCAAGAGAAACCAAAGATTACCGTAGAAGGTGGTAATGGTAGTGGTGCTGTTCTTGAGTCTAATCTCGTAAGAGGTAGAATTGTTGCTAACTTTAAGGCAGATGGATCATCAGTTAACACAACTGACGAAAGTATTTCATTTGAAGATAGACATAACTTTGAAACTGGTGAAGGTATCATCTATGATGCAAGAGGTAACACACCGATTGTAAACGTCGTTAGTGGATCTGCTTACTATGTTGCTCCAGTAAATGAGAAAAGAATTAAGTTACATAATACTCCAGAAGATGCTAAAGCTGGAATCAATACTGTTAACATTGGAAATATAAGTTTTGGTTTTCATAGATTTACCACAGTCAAGTCAAAAAATACAATAACCAAGATCTATGTAAAAAATGCTGGGTCTGGATATTCAAATAGAAAAGTAATCATTCCAGCAAGACCTGTTAACGGAGACATTCAATCTGGTATTAGTACATCTGACGATTATATACTGGCATACGATCATCACTTCAATAACGGAGAGATCGTTGAGTATTCTACCGATGGAACTGTTGCTAATGGTCTCTCAACTTCAACACAGTACGCTGTCAAAGTTATAGATCCTAATAGATTCAAACTTTGTGATGTTGGGGTTTCCTCACAAAGAAATTTTACAAATTATGACAAAAATAAAACCGTTGTAATTCGTGGATTGGGCAGTGGTAAACATACTATAAAGTATCCACCCATATCAGTAAAGATTGAGTCATTATCAGGTCTTGCTGCTACCACTGTGATAAAACCAGAGATAGATCCAATAGTTCTTGGTTCGATTGATAATGTTTATCTGGAGCAAGGTGGTATTGGTTATGGTTGTACTAATATCATGGACTTTCATAGAAGACCCGATGTTGGTATCGCCACAGTTACATCTTTAGCTCTTCTCAAACCAATTATTATTGGTGGATCTATTATTGGTGTTCAGATACTTGCAAATGGTAACGGATATCGTGAAGACTCTGATATTATTATCTCATCCCCCACAGGTAGCTTTGGAGATGTACGTCCTATAATCACAGATAACAAAATTACTGGCGTACAAATATTGGATGGTGGTATTGGTTATGGTGTAAGTGACACTACCATGATATTACAGAACAGAGGTAAGAGTGCTAAGTTTATTGGTAATGTTCGTGAATGGAAGATTAACCAAGTTCAAAAAAATGAAAATATCATCAACGTTGAAGATTCTATACTAACAAAACCAAGCACAAACCCAGAGTTCCAATTACAAACTATTGGAATGTATCCTCCTCAAAAATTGAGATATCAATTAGGAGATAATATTGATTCTGGTAACTTAGAAACACCTAACGCTTTCCACTCACCTATTCTGGGTTATGCATATGATGGTAATCCCATTTATGGCCCATATGGATATCAGAACGCAGTCGGTGGTGCTATTAGAAGATTGAGTAGTGGTTATATTCTTGATACAAGTGTTAAAGCGGGTCTAAGACCTCCTGGCTTTGCATTTGGATACTTTGTTAATGATTATGTCTTTGACAACTCTGGCGACCTAGACATACACGGTGGTAGGTATTGTGTGACTCCACAATATCCAGATGGAACGTATGCCTACTTCTATAGTGTCGATGTTGACTCTAGTGGTGTTGCTAAACCTAAGTTCCCATATATGGTTGGTGGACAGTTTAAAGATACTCCTATAGAAGAAAACTTTGTCACTTTCTTCAACCAAGATATTGATATAGCAAGTAGAGATCTGGTAAGAAACATATCTCCATACTACCTATCATACGGTAACTCTGACTATGAGTTGATTGATGATGTAAAAGATGTATTGAAGCAAGAATTTGAAGTTATAAAAACAAAGAGTGCTGGAATATCATCTGTTACTATTTTTTCTAGAGGAGATGGGTATAAAATTGACGACCCACTCGAATTAGACAATAAAGGAACTAATGGTGCTGGTGCTAACATAGTTGTAAGTGAACTTTTAGGTAAACAAGTAAGTTCTGTTGAAATAGGTATCAACACATTCACTGGCACTACACTTAGACTCGATAAGAGAAACATTGTTGGTGTTACTACAGTTCCACATGGCATAGCAGATGGTGAAACAGTCATATTGAGTGGTATTGATACATCTCAGTTTACAGAGTTCAATGGAGCTCAAAAAGTTCAAGTTATTAGTAGAAAAGTTGGTCTTTCTACATTCGTAGACACTGTAACAAATACTGGAGTATCTACACATATCTTTGTGACTGATACTAGAGGTTTTACTCCAAGTGATCATATTGGTGTTGGCACAGAGACTATGATTGTCACTGGTATTGATACTAACTTCTCCAGATTGTTCGTAAACAGAGAAAACTTTGTTGGTGCTGCGATAACTCACCAATCAGGCATTGATAATGTAATATTAAAACCAGATAAGTTCTTGTTCCCTGTTGGAACGTCAACAATTTCACAATTTACTTTTGAGAACTATCTTACCTACTTTAATCCACTAGAAACAGTTGGTGTTGGATCTACAGGAACACATTACACAATTACTAGCACTGGTTTAGGAACACAAGCGATTCAGACTGTAGAAAATCGTTTTGTACCACAACAAAGAATATATCTTAAGAATCACAAGTTCTTTACTGGACAAAAACTTGTTTATAACATGGGTATTGGTGGCACATCTCTTGTTTGGGCAAAAGTAGCTGCTGGTGCAACTTCTGGAGTTGGAACTGAAGTGCTTCCTAATGGAGAGGTCTATGCAGTCAACTTTGATAAAGATTATATTGGATTAACTACTGTAGCATTCTCCACAGCTGCTGATGCAATATGGTTTTATAACGTTGCTTCTAATATTGGATTTGCACACTCTTTATCAACTGCATATCCTCAAGTAACAACTAAAGTAGAAAGATTCTTCGGTGAAGTTGGTTGTTCTTCTGCTCACGAACTTGTTGCTGGTGATATAATCAAAATTGACGCTTTACCTAAGTCTAGTGAATCAACAATTATCAGATATGACCCAGTTCTTGCTAAAGTCACTACAAAACGAGTTGGATTTACATATACAAGTTTCTCTGCTGATTTGACTCAGATAAACATTGGTGATCAAGACTTACAGAGCGGGGATAAAGTTGTTTACTATGATAATGGAAATACAATCAATGGATTGATCAATAATGAGACATATTTTGTTCTTAGAGAAGATCCAGACTTTATAAAACTCTGCAAATACAAATCTGACGTATTTGACTCCAATCCAGTTTCAATATCGACAGTCACGACTGCAAGTGCTAACAATTTAAGTTTCATTGCTAAAATTAACCCGCCTTTGAATTTTACAACAGGTAATATCATAACATTTGATGTTTCTGATCCAAGTTTGACTGATATGAGATTGGACTTCTTTGAAGATATCAATTTTAACGATAGACTTGATGTTCAAGGAACAAACGCTGGTGGATTTAACATTACTAGAGATGGCATCCCTGGCAATGCCAATGCTACTGTAACTCTCAATACCGAACTTTTCTGGCCAAGTAAAACTTTCTATGATTTGACTTCTGTTGTGCCATCCGACACAAGAAAGACATTTGGATCATCTGACGTTGAAGTTACTGGTAGAAACAATATAACATTTAGAGATATCATTCTTAAAAATGAACATAGCGTTTTAATTAAAGATGATAAGACATTTACGTTCAACTTAAAAGAAAAACCATTAGAATCACAAAAATTTGTTTCTAGAATTGGTGTAAGCACAATTACATACAGTACAACATCACTTTCTGCTAGGGGCCCGATATTCAAGACTAAAATCAACTTCCCAGGCAAAGGATATACAGTTCTTCCAAGAGTTATTGGTTTTGCAAGCACACAAGGTCAGGATGCTATTGTAAAAGTCTCTTCTCCCGAAATAGGACAGATTGATACTATTGAAAGAATTAAAGACGGATTTGATTACCCAACTGATCCAACTTTACTACCATTCTTAGCAGTTCCCGCTATTGTTGATATTAGTGGTATTGCTAGGATAGATGAAATACAAGTTATTGATGGAGGACGTAGATATAACCAGCCACCGACTCTTGCAGTCAGAGGTAACAGTAATGTGTCAATCGCAGCACATGTATCTGGTGGTGCTGTTGATAGTGTAGAAATTATACAAAATGCGTTTGAGTTCAAAGAACCTTTGAGTATTATTACAACTAATAACTCAAATGGTTATGATATAGACAATATTACTCATAGTGGTACTACAGTTACTGCTGAATTGTTATTGGATGCACAATTCAACATCCCAGTGACAACTGGTTATGCATCTACAGATGTTAAGTTACCATTTGCTATTGGTGATAGGGTATTTGTTGAAGGTTGTAGAATTAAACCAGCATCACTACAATCAGGTGAAGGTAACTTCAACTCATCCGATTATGACTTCTCATTCTACACAGTTACAGGTGTAAACACTACAAATGCAACTGTACAGTTCAGTATGGCAGATGCGCCTGGAATATCTACAGTTACACTTGGAACTTATGATGATGACTTCACATTAGGGTCTATTGTAAACTTCAATGATATGGCGAAGTTTAATATGACTATTATCAATGATGCTAAGTACTTATCTGGTGAGAAAGTTACATCTACTAAGTTTGAAGGATTTGTAGCAGAAAATGGTTGGAATGTGAACATCAGTCAACTTAGATTGAGAGATACTATCGGTACTCTCTTACCTGGCGATACATTGTTCGGTCAAGTATCTGAGTTGAAAGGAAACGTAAGAGATGTCAACAGATTCAGCGTGCCAACAACTCTTGGTGTCACAAGAGACAAAGTTTCTAAAAATGACTTGAATTTTGGTATTCTTAACGATTTCAGTCAGAGATTATCAGATAACTTCTACTTCCAGAAATTCTCATATTCAATCAAGAGCAATTTACCATATAACACATGGAAAGAGTCTGTTAAATCAATTGTTCATCCATCTGGATTCTTAGAGTTCTCAGATCTTGTTATTGAGAGTAATCCTAAGAATGACGCTAACACATTAGACTTAGTATCTGTTGGAATTGCCAAATCCAATAACATGAGAGTTCAAGCAGTTGATACCACAGTTGACCTTATCTTGAACATTGATAACGAGATGTATATGGGTAAGAGAGATAATTTTGCTATGGTTACGGAAGATGATGCATTAGATGATGGTTCTGTACAAAGAATCTTCTTCCCAGAAGGTAGACCAATTAAGAGCTTCATCATGAACAAGACTAACAAGGTCTTGAACATAGATGACATTTCAAGTGGATTTACTGGAGAACATGATAGGACTGGTACGTTAGTTGGAAGTAGACAGTTCCAATTAAAAACCAATGGTAATCCAGCATTTAAAAAATCATATAATGCAGCATCAAGTACAGATGTGAACCTTCCACTGAATATTATTAGCATTCAAAATCATGATTTCCAAACTGGACAAGTGGTAAATCTTGACACTCAAGGTGGATCTAAAATTGGTATTGCAATTACATCATACACAACAGGAACTAAGGACATTGTGATGGCTGCGGTAACTTCTGGAGTAGGTGGTAGTTCTCTATTTGAGAATGGATATAATGTTCAAATTCCAGGCCCTGTTACAGGAACTGCTGTTACACAAAATCCTCCAGGCGCAGTGTTTACATTGTATGGATTTGGTAGTGCTGATGGTGGTTTGCCTGGCTTCACCACAACTGGATCTGGTGCTAGATTCCAAGTTAAGTTTGACTTTGATCAAGGAACTGGACAATGTATATCCACTGCTGTTGTTCTAATTAGTGGTGGTGAAGGTTATATTGTTGGTGATACTGTAGGTATTGCTGGTACATATCTTGGTGGTGCAACACCAGCTAATAACTTGTTGTTCCCTGTTACCAAAACAACAGGTTCTAGAGTCGGTATACAAACAACATACACTAATGTTCCATCTACAAATAATGGATCTGGTTCTGGTGCGATATTTAATATTACTAGAGATTCTAATTTAGATATTTCTAATGTTGGTGTTGTGACTGGTGGAACTGGATACGCTTCAACCAATGTCATAACGATTGCTGGAACATATATTGGTGGTGCGACTCCAACTAACAACATAGAATTGACTCCTGTAGAATGTGGAACAAACATCATGCCTAATGAATTATTTGTTCAGAAGGTTGATGATGTAAACTTTAGAGTTTCTGGTCTATCAACATCATTGCCATTTGAGTTTACTGGCTTAGGAACTGGCACACATCTTCTCAAAGTTCAAGATCCAAACAAACAAGCATTGATCTTGATTGACAATATTATACAAACACCTATTACAAATAAACTCCTAACTGTAGAAGTTGCAGATGCTATTAGTGCAAGTGGTGAAAACATCACAGTTGGTGCTGGTATTGGTTCACTATCAAAAGGTGATATCCTCAAGGTTGATGATGAATTTATTAAGGTAAAACAGATAGGAGAGGCGACATTTGCACAAGCAAAACAAGCTGTCGCAAACAAAGTTGTTGATAATAATTTCTACTATGATACAAAGAGAGCTAACTCAAATGTATTGAATGTAGATACAACAACTGCTACTATGGATGATAACCCTCCATATTAACTATAAATAAAGAAAAAACGTTTTTAAGTAATGTCTAAACAAGGGATTAGTACTGGTTCTGCTCCGAATGACGGCACAGGTGATACCCTGTTGGCAGGAACTATAAAGATTAACAATAATTTTAACGAGATATATGATACTTTCGGAGATGGTACTAATCTTGTAAGCTTTGTTTCCTTCGCCACTACAGCTGGTTACTCAACAAATGCTGGTATTGCATCAACATCAACTTTTTCTGGAACTGCTGCTGGTGTTTCAAGTGATATTAATATCAATACAACTGGTGTTGTAACAACATCCTATGGAGATATAGGTAAAGTTACAATTCAACAGCCTGGTGCGATTGCAGAAGGCCCTATTGAGGTTGGAACTGCAACAACAATGTTCAGAATCAAAGCTGATGGTATGGTCGGCATTGGAACATCTTTACCCACATCTCAACTAGAAGTCGCATCATTCTCAAACGAAAACCCAAGTATTTGGGCAGTTGCAAAAGGAAATGGATATGGATTGCGAGTATCCGATGCTGCAATATCAGATAACAAGTCATTTGTAGTTACCAACGAAGCATATACTGGCATCGGTTCTACTGCTCCTACATGTAGATTAGACGTACAAGGTGACGTTCTAGTCGGTGGTGCAAGCACCTTAATGGATCAAGTCAACTTCAATTCTGATATCACAGAGAAGGTTGTAGGAAACTATAGTGATATTATGCAAGTAAGTGCAGGCGGCACATTTACTATTGATGTTTCACAAGGATCTGTAGTCGTTGGAGTTGCAACAACAACAATTACTTCATGGGCATTTACAAACGTAAGTGGTGAAAACAGCAAGGCAACCACAGCAACACTTATCATCAATGCTGGAGTTGGATATACTTATGGTGATCCATGTACTGTAAATGGAGCTACTATCGCAACAGGAGTAAAATGGGTTGGAGGTAATCCGCCACCATCAACGGCAAATGATGACATTCTAACATTCAGTATCATAAGAGACGGCACTGGTGTTACCAGAGTTTATTGTTCAAGTTCTATTAACATTAGTTGAGGAAACAGAGTAAATGCCAAGAACTACGCCTGGACAAGGAGTTCTACTAAGACCAACATTTAACTCTGTTTATGGAGTAGTTAATATCGAGGTTTTAGATGGAGGAGCAGGCTATGCACAAACAGATCCACCTAAGATTGTAATAGAGGGTACAGCTACCCCTAGTGTAGAAGGAGTCTTTTACCCTAAAATATCTGGAGTTGGAACAGTATCAGAAATTATTATATTTAAAACTGGTGCTGGATATTTTCCTATATTCAATCAATCAGCACAATCAGGTGTTGTTGTAGAGAGAGGTGCATTTGGATCAATAGCTACAACTCATGCTTCTGCTGGTATAGGATACTCCGTTTTTGCTGGTGATTACAATATTGTTGACGATAATATATTCTTTACAGATGCACCTTACGGAAAAACAGGCCCTCAAGGATTACAGACTAACTCTTCATTTTCTGGTAGATTATTTTCTAGACAGCTAGATTCATTTGACCCTAAAGATAAAAACGTAATTTTAGATGATATTTCATTAGAGTTTACAGGTATTGCAGGCACACAATTTACACTGACTGAAAATACAGGTGTTGTCACTTCACTCTACAATAGTGTGAACACAGGCGTTGACATAAACAATAATCCATTTATATTAATCAATAACGTTGTTCAGACGCCAGGATTAGACTTTGAAGTAATAGACAATGCAACAAATAAACTTAATTTCTTAAGTGGAGTTCCAAGAGCAGGAAGAATCAATAAAGTAGGATTACAGACTGGTGCTGGATATTACACTCCACAAAAGGCATCTGTAAGAGTTGGTGTTGGTTCTACAGGTAGTCTTCAGTTCATTCAAATTGAAGGTAAAGGTCAAGGTTATAATGAAATACCAGAAATCACAGTTAGATCATCTCAAGGTTACGGTGCAAGTATTACCGCACTTCTAGGTCAATCATCAACAACCAGTGTTGCAATTAGTACTGCAATCTATAATCACATTGCTGGTGTTGCTACATTTACGACTGGTAGTGCTCATGGATTTGAAATTGATGATAGAGTAAGAGTTACAGGTGCTGGATTTACGTTTGCACCAGTATCTGCTGCAAGAAATATAGGTTCATTCGGATATGATTATATTACTGGTATTGCAACAGTTCAAGTTTTTGGTGGTCACTATATTGGTACAGCTGGAAATCAAAGTAAAAATCTACTTATAAAAGAAGTTCAAGTTACAGAAGGTATATCTACTTTCTTATTCAGAGAAGATGGATACCCAATCGTAAGTGTTGCTAGTACTCAAATAGTAACAGTCATGGCTGGTGTAGGTACACAACCATTGACATATGTTAGTGGTGGTCTCGTTCAAGCTGGTATTGATACTGCAATCATGGACGGTAGAAACGTCACAGGTTTTGACATAATAGGAACGACTGCAAACACCTTCAAAGCATTCGTTGGTATATCAAGTTTTGAACACAACTATGTCGGTGGTGGTGTTGTAAACAGAGCAGAAGCAGGTATCATTACAAACTTCAGTATCGTAGAGGGTGGAACTGGATTCTTTACTCCTAAACATATTGAACATATCAATCAAAACCCTCCAACTGGTATTACTACAATTACTGCTATTGGTGACAAAGATGGTGATTCAAAAAATATAAACGCACTAGAATATGATTCTCTTTCTGGTGTTGCAACTATTACTTCTGCATCTGCTCATGGATTGACAACTTCAAGCGTTGTCAAGTTATCTGGTATCGCATTTAGCACAGGTGTTGGAGATATTATATTTCCGTCCGACACTCAAAAGTATTTTGGTGTTACTGGTATAGTAAGTACACTTAACTTCAATGTCAATATTGGTATTGCAATGACTACCACTGGTATTCACACTGCCAATGTTGGATCTGGTATTGGTTCATTCATTCCATACAAAGGTCATGGATTAGAGAATGATGACTTTATTCAGGCTACTGGTATTGCAGTCACATTCACAAGTGCCCCTGCTGTACAAGTTGGTCATGTTGAGTATGATGAGTCATCTGGTATTGCAACTGTTACTACAAGAAAAGATCACAATCTTACAGAAGATGATTGTGTCGTTCTATCTGGCATCGCATTTACTTGCGACTATGACCCCGCTTTAAATATCGGAACTGCATCATATAACAATATAACTGGAGTTCTAACTGTCACTACTGCTGCTCCTCACGGCTACAAAGTAGGTAAAGATGTTATTCTAACTGGTCTTGCATTTACATGTGCTTTAGATAATGGTGCTTATCAACATTATTATCCAAGAAGTAGATCAACTGCATACGATACTTCTATTCCAATCGTAGGTTATTCTGGAACTGCACTTGAAGTAGATGTCGGTATATCTCGTGTAAAAAATCAGTATATTCATAGATTTGAGGAGGCTCTTCCTGGCGCATTGATATATGGTGGAGATTATCCTCACCAATTCCTTCGTGCAGAAGAAGGCGCATTACTGACTGGTGGGCCATATCCGCATGTCTGGCTTAATTCTACTGCAACATCCACATTTGCTGGTGGTGATTATGCACACACATATGTGAGTTCTGATCCAAAAACTATTAAAGTTGGTGGGGACTATGAACATCAATTCGTAGCTTCCGAAACCATACCTAACTCAATATCCATAGTTGGTGGTGGAACAACAACACCCACTAACGCTGACTACAATCCTGGCACTGGATCTTTGGTGCTGACTGTTGCGAATCATGGTCTTTCAGGCCCTACACAACACTCAATAACAACCGCAAATTATAACCCTATTGTGGGTATCATGACTTTGACCATGCCTAGTCATGGATTCTCAAATGGTGATGAAGTTAGAATAGCAGATGAATCTATAGGTTGGAAGTGTTCATTAGACGCATTTACATCAACCAAATATTATCCAAGATCGACTGATCCTATAAGTGACTCGTGGATACCAATCAGTAACGTTTCTACCGATACATTTGAAGTCTTTGCTGGTATTACTACTAGATTGGATTATACAGTGTCTGGGGCGGACTACACACCCTCTGTAGGTGTTATGACAATGAGTATTGGAACTCATGACTTAACAGTAGGACAGAGTATTAAGTTTAGAGATGGTTCATTAGGATTCTCATGTACTGCTGACGGAAATAGTTCTACAAAATACTATCCAAGAGCAAAAGATCCAACTTACAATACTGCCGTTCCAATCACAGGTGTAGCTGGAACGACTATTACAGTCAATGCTGGTATCTCAACTATCGTCAAGTATAACATAAGATTTGCAGACTATACACCAGCATTAGGTGTCATGACTGTATCTGTTGATAGATTACATGGTTTTCAAACTGGTGAGTCTATCAAATTTAAAAATGGATCTTTAGTATTCAAATGTGAACAAGATGGTTTCCAAACCAATCACTTCTACCCAAGACCAAGTGACCCTTACTATGATAAACCAGTAGAGATTATTGGTGCTGCTGGTACTATGTTTACAGTCAACGTAGGCCCTACAACCTCTGCTAATGTTTATCAATTTGTACCTAATCAAGGTATAGCTGTTGAGGGTGTTATCGCTGGTGGAGATTATCCATACTCATTAGTTGGTGTTGGTACTGATGCAGTCATAACTGGTGGTGGAGATTATACACCTTACGTTTATGTTTCGTCAAATGCGAATAACGTTGAAAGACCATCACAAAGAATACAGATAGCAGAGGGTGCATTATCATTTAAGTGTGCTAAAGATAACTATGCAACTATACATGCATATCCTCGTAAGACAGACCCAGTATACAATACAAACATAGGAATTATTTCAGCTACCACTAATACCTTTGAAGTGAGAGTTGGTGTGTCTACAATCGAAGAGCGTTCAATATCAACATCAACATACAACCCTGCAACTGGTGAATTTGTGATGAATGTTGGTGCTGGACACTCATACATCAATGAATCGGCTCATACAATTTCGACGGCAACGTATAATCCTAGTACTGGTGTACTAGAACCAACCATTGCAAATCATGGTTTCGTTGCTGGTGAATATGTTAAGTTTGACTTAGAATCAATTACATTCAAATGTGATAAAGATGGATATACTGCTGATAAGGCATATCCAAGATACTCTGATCCTTATTTGAATCAGTGGTTGCCAATTTACAACGTTGGTGTAAATACATTCTCCGTATTTGTTGGTATATCCACTATTGTAAATACACATTGGTTCCAGAGTGCAACCACTGGTGGTCTTAAGAAAGCAAGAGATACCGTTGGTATTAATACTGCATCTATAATATTCACATGTGCTAGAGATAATTACGCAACAGAACACGCCTATCCTCGTCCTGATGATCCTATTGGTGGTAATGTATCCGTTGGTATCGGTTCTACATCTGCTGATACTATAACAATCAATGTTGGCGTATCAACAATAGTTAATTACAATATTTCAACTGCATCATATACAGCTAGCACAGGTATCATGACTGTGTTCTCTAATGTTCATGGATTCAATGGATCATATGTTAGAAATGTAGAATTTGCAACTTATGATGCTGGATCTGGTATTATGACTGTTACATCTGCTGGTCATGGAATGGTTACTGGTAATAGAGTTCAGTTTGAGAGAGATTCTATAAGATTTAGATGTAAGATGGATGGTCGATTATCCATTAAGAGTTACCCAAGAAGAAAAGATCCATCTGATCAAAAATGGTTATCAGTTACAACTGTTGATCTTGATAAGTTTAGCGTAAACGTAGGAACATCTCCTCTAGTTTATCATACTCCTACAAGTGGATCATACGATCCTTTCACTGGATTAATGACGATTGATATTGGATCTCATACACTCCAAAAAGGAACTTCTGTCAAGTTAAAAACAAATGGATTCAAATTTACTTGCGCTTTAGACAATCATGCGACATTCCACTATTACCCAAGGAAATCTGGCCTCAATGGCCCAGATCCTGCTTACAATACTGCTGTTAAGATTACTGCTACTACAGATACCACCATTACTCTGGACGTAGGAACATCATCTAATCAGACTGAACATATTCTAGTCTCCTCTGTCAACAATGCAGTCATTAGTGGTGGTAATTATCTTCATACATTTGAAAACGCAAAACTCGGCGGATTGTTGATTGCTAGAGATACCATAGGTCTTGCTACAGATTCATACACATTTAGATGTGCTCAGGACGGATATGCAACAGATCACACATATCCTAGAAGCACTGACCCAATACACAATGTAGAAGTTGGTGTTGTCACCTCTACCTTGGATACATTCACAATCAATGTTGGTATTACATCTAGAGTTAAGTTCAATGTAACGAATGCTACCTATGATGCAAACAGTGGATTGGCAACGATAACCACTGACTCATCACATGGATTATCTACCACAACATCAGTTGGTTTAGTGACAGGTGGATTGATTTACTCTTGCTCTATGGATCAATATGCAACAGAACATCCATATCCTAGAACTACAGACCCTGCACATAACACTGCATTATATCCAACTTCTGTAACATCTAACAACGTAACTTTGAATGTTGGTGTTTCTACTAGGGTTGCATATAATATTAACCATGCAGACTATCATGAGTCTATAGGTATCATGACAGCATTCTTACCAGTTGTTCATGGTATTACAACTGCTGCTGGTGTTGGTAGAAATGTAAAATTAAGAACTGAGGGAATTTTATTCTCATGCTCACAGGATAACTATACTACAAAACAATTCTATCCAAAAGGGGGAGATCCTTATTACAATGGATCTCTGATTACTAGAGTCATTGACAATAATACTATTGAAACACAGGTAGGGCCATCTACCACACCTAGTTTCTATAACTCTGGTGGTAAAATTCAAGGTGTCATACTTGCACCTAGACTGAATAACAACTCTCCTAGTGGAACTGACTTTGCTGCTGGTGGTACATTTGTAGATAAGATTATCGACAGTAAAACATATGTTGTTAATGTTGGTATTTCAACTGTAGATCACAACTATGCAAGAGCTGGATTATCACAAAAAGGTAAGAGAATTGCATCATCTATAGAACAAGGATTCTCTGGGTATGATGTAATTGAGAAACTAGATTCTGCGACCTTCCGAGTTAATGCTGGATTAACAACACAAAAAGCATTGTATAAGAGAGGTGGCGAAGTTACTAAACCTGTATTTGTTGATATTGCAGAACCAGACAAGATGTTCAATAGAAATCTGGTGTATGCTTCAGGTAATTCAGGTATTGGAACAAACTCTAAGATTGATTTCCGTATCAATGTTGATGGTAATATTTCAGAGTTTAATATTCTTGAGGAAGGAACAGCATTCAAGGTTGGTGATAATTTAACAGTTTCTGGTATTGCAACAGACCCAAGAGTAGGTGTATTAACAGAATTCAAGCTAACAGTTGAAGAATTAGAGAATGATAGTTTCTCTGGATTCTATCCTGGCCAGTTCATATTGTTTGACGACATCGCACCATTCTTTAACGGAACTCGTAAGAAGTTTACTCTATCAGTAACAACTAGCGGTGTGACAGAGATCTTAAGTCTCAAGACATTGCCTGGTAGTGATATGGATATTACAAATAATATCTTCATCTACATTAATGATATTTTACAAACACCACAGACCTCTTACATATACAAGGGTAGTAGAGTTATATTTACTGAAGCACCAAAACCAAATTCTAAGTGTTCTGTATTCTACTTTAGAGGATCTAAGAGAGATGTTGAAACTGTTGAACCAGTTCAGTCATTGAAGCCTGGTGATACAGTCCAAATTAAAGAAAACAGATTTGATGTAACAGACGTAGATCAGTTCGAGAGAACAAGTAAGAGAATCGTTGCTTCCGATCTCTTAGAAACATTCACATATAATAGCATTGGAATCAACACTGCACAAGACGCTGATAGACCCCTTTCATGGGAGAAACAGAGAGGTGATCAAATTCTTTCTGGTGTATTAGTATCGAAGGCAAGACCTAGTTTGAAGAGTAAGGTTCTACCTACAACCAGACTAATTAAAAATGTTGGTAAGACTGATGATACCATTTACGTCAACAATGTGTATCCATTATTCAACGCTATTGATAAACTCATACAAGCAGAAAATACTATTCAGATATTCGATGATAATGAAATCATACCAGGCGTAGTAACATCTATTGTTTCTACATCCTCAAGTATATCATCTCTGACTGTAAGTTTTGGTGGTACTGGATATTCAATTACAAATCCAGAAATTTCAATATCAAATGCTAAGATCAATCGTAAAGACCCAATTAAGGATTGGCAGTTTGATGGTATCAGTGGTATTATTCAGGCGGTAAATTTCAAAGCAATCACACAGTCAGAACCATATGTTGCTGTTGGTTCAAGTAGTTACTACATGAACACTAAGAGTGGTACTTTCTGGGAAAGAGGACAAATAGGATTTGGTAATACAGTTCAGTTTAATGGTGTGGGTATGGGATACTCACAAGGTAATACTAACGTCAATTATGTCATGGCAGTTGGAGATGGTGCTTCAATGGCAAGATCAGTTGCAGTTGGTAATAGTATGTCTGCTTGGACTCCTATTGATTTGAAAGAGAAGAGAGTAATCCCTGCAATAAACGTAACCAATACATTTGATAGTACATATACTGGTAGTTTTAAGGATGTTATCTGGGAGAGATCAAGAGATACATGGGTTGCAGTTGGTGCTGCTGGATCTATCTTTACTGCGGTTGGTATGACAACAGCAGAGGCATTCAGTCAATACTCTGGAACTCTAGAAACATTGAACTCTATCGCATACGGACAAGCAGAATTCATTGCAGTTGGTAATGGTGGTGCTGTTATTGCTTCTAATGATGGTCTAATTTGGTCAGATAAGGTAAGTAATACAGTTCAAGATATTAATGATGTCATTTATGATGGTAGTAAATTTATCTTTGTTGGTAACAACGGAACCATTGGTCTTTCTACTGACAAGAATTTCTGGCAACCTTACAGTCAACAATTACCAGCTGGCACACAACACCCTGCAACATTTGACTTCGCTAAAATTAAATACTTCAACAACTTCTACATCGGTATTAGTACAGTAGGAGATGTTTACTACTCATTTGACCTAGCAAACTGGAATAAGAGAGATATAACACATCCAAACGAAATTCGTGATATTGCGAATACACCATATGGTGATTTCAATAGCACAAGAATACTCGCTGTAGGTAGTGGAACAACTCAATTCTATGCTGACCCAGTTATCAACAGAGCGACTGCAACTGCATCGGTAACTGCTGGTGTAATAACCTCTGTAACAGTTACAGATGGTGGATTTGGTTATGATGTTGGTAGTTCACCCCCAGTTCTTGTTCAAACTGACAAGACTAGGAGAGAAGATATATTCTCTATAAATGCAAAAGGAGACTTTGGTGATATTGTAGGAATAAATACATGGTTGCCAGGCACTGCCAACGTATTACCTAGATTAGCATTTACATTGAAATCTCAATTCAATGATAACACTAACTTGGGATATGGATATTCTTCACTCAACCAGCTTGGAGTGAATTTCACTGGATTACAGAAAGGTGACTTCTTCACCATCTACGATAGTCCTTTAGTTGTTGGTCATGCACTTACTGGTATTACAACTTCTAGTGGTTCAAATGTAGCCGTTGGAATGGTGACTGAGGGTGACTATTTGGGAGGTGTATTCAGAGTAGAAACAATCACTCCTGGCGATGCAGTCTCTGGACTTGCCACTGTAACGTGTGCGTTCTTGCCTGGCCCTATATCATACGGTAACAATGTAATTCAAGTTGGTCTTGCTGTAACAGCAAACACAGATACCTTCTGGGGTAAATATAGTTGGGGTCAAATCTATGGATATCAGAATCGTGGTTCTGGAAATCCCGAAGAATTTTTCGTCAATAACATGAATGGTAATACTGGATTATCTACAGCATCTGTAGTTTCTAGAAAGAAACCATTAACTTAACCACTAAATAAAAGAAAAAAACGTTTTTTTAAAATGCCTGCTATTATATCCGAACAGTTTAGAATTCTAAATGCCGAGACTTTTGTGAAAAGTTTTGTCGGAGTCGGATCTACTGTAAACAAATATTATGCTTTCATGGGATTACCAAATTCCATCGAACCAGCGGCAGGCGGTACTGCCACATGGGCCACCAACACCCCTGCACCTCTAGATGGATTCGAGGAAGAATACTCCATAAAAGAGTCTATCATTGCGATGAAGAAGGTTACAGATAAAGATGTTCGTAGACTTGTAAGGAAGGTAAAGTGGGTAGCTGGAACAACCTATGAGATGTACAGACATGACTATAATATTTACAATCTCACACCAATTACTTCACAAGGTAGTTTGTATGAAGCAAATTACTACATAGTGAATGAAGACTTGAAAGTTTACGTTTGTCTACAAAATGGATCAGACCCAGAGAACCCAAAGGGGAGGCCTTCATATGACCAACCCACATTTGTTGACCTTGAACCAAGGGCAGCTGGCACTAGTGGCGATGGTTATGTTTGGAAATACCTTTACACGATTAAGCCATCCGAAATCGTTAAATTTGACTCTATTGAATACATACCAGTGCCCGAAAACTGGGGGGCTGAGGGCGAGACTGTTGCAACACAGGCTAATGCTATAGATGGAAAGATCGAAGTTATTGTTGTCAATGATCGAGGCTCTAACTATCAACCGATCAGTACATCTTTTGCCAATGTTCCGATTCTCGGAGATGGATCAGGAGGAAAGGCTACAATTACGATTGATTCTTTCGGAAAGGTATCTGAAGTATTTGTTACAGATGGAGGAGAAGGATACACCCACGGATCTATACAATTCTTTCCAGGCGCTCCTGGCTCTGAGTCTGGCGGTGTTCTTGCTAACCTTACCAACACAGGAATAGGAACGACATCTATCGCTGGTTTCAGTGTTATAATTCCACCAAAGGGGGGACATGGGTATGATGTCTATAGAGAATTAGGAGCATACAGAGCGTTATTATATTCAAGATTTGAGACAATAGAAACTAACCCTGATATCATTGAAGGTAATGACTTTGCTAGGGTTGGTCTTATAAAAAATCCCACCGTATTTGGTAGTAGTACAGAATTACTAGACACTGCGATGGTCAGTGGTCTGAAGGCGATAAAACTTGCTGGTGTAACGACAGCTACAACTTATGCCGTTGACTCTCAGATAACACAAACAGTTGGTTTAGGATCTACTGCGATAGGATATGTTGCATCATGGGACAAAGTTACTGGAGTATTGAAGTATTATCAACCAGCTGGTGCAGCATCAAGTGCTACTGGTTATAAGATAATTCCATTTACATCTAATCCAGATCCAGGCTACGGAGTTACAATTATTGGTTCTTCTGTAGTTGGTTCAATGTTGTCTGTTGACACCTCTTATAACGGTGTCAGTACCTCAATAAATAATAAGACATATCAACTTGGTATGAGTTTTAGTGCTGGTATATCATCAGCAGAATTTAATACTAAGTCAGGTGAAATAATCTATATTGATAACAGAACTGCGATTCCTAGATCCGCAAGTCAAAAAGAAGACATCAAAATAGTGCTGGAGTTTTAAAAGCAAATGCCACAGAATACCAACTTAAATTCATCTCCATACTTTGATGATTTTGAAGAACTAAAAAATTATCAGAGGGTACTATTCAAACCAGGCTTACCTGTACAGTCTAGAGAACTTACCACACTTCAATCTATTCTACAGAACCAGATTGAAAAATTTGGTAAGCATTTCTTTAAGGAAGGTTCTGTTGTAATTCCTGGCCAAATCGCATATGATTCGGACTACACTGCTGTACAAATTGATGATACTCACTTAGGTATTCCTGTATCTCTTTACCTAGAGAACTTGATTGGAAAGAAGATTAAAGGTGAAACTAGTGGTGTTACTGCTAAAGTAGAAAATTATATTACAAATAGAGAATCATCTAAAGGTGCATATACTCTATACATCAAATATCAAAGTTCTAGTGATACTGATTTTTCTAGGGTAATCTTTGCAGATGGTGAAAACTTAATATTAGAAGAAGATTTAAACTATTCCCTTTCTAGCATCAGATCTGGTGCTAGTTTTGCGACAACAATCATATCTAACTCAACAGCTACTGGTGCGGCTGCAAAGATTGCTCAGGGTGTCTATTTTATCAGAGGATTTTTTGTCACCGTTGCTGATTCCACAGTTATACTAGATCAGTATAGTAATGCACCATCATACAGAGTTGGTTTATTGGTAAAAGAAGAGTTAGTTACTGCTTCTGCATCTGACAACGATCTATATGATAATGCAAGAGGATTCTCAAACTTTGCAGCGCCTGGTGCTGATAGATTCAAACTATCTACAACTCTAATTAAGAAATCTCTCACAGATCTAAATGATGAGAACTTTGTAGAATTGATGAGGATTGATAATGGTGAATTACAGAAATTTGTTAAAGAATCAAACTACAATTTAATCCGTGATGAATTAGCGAAGAGAACATTTGATGAATCAGGACATTACTATGTAAATCCATTTAGTGTTTCCACTAAAGAATCTTTAAACAACAGAGTTGGTAATGATGGTGCCTTCTACTCAAATCAATTAACTCAACAGGGTAATGTTCCTACAGATGATTTAATGACTTTGAACGTAGGGCCAGGAAAAGCTTATGTAAAAGGATATGAAGTAGAAACAATCAGCACCACATCCATAGACGTAGAGAAACCAAGAACTACTGATAGAGTATTCAACGAATCTATACCATTCAGTATTGGTAGAAAAATAGAACTCAATCATGTAAGTGGTTCACCCCCTATAGGAATAGGCACAGACTCATATGTAAATCTCTTCAACAAGAGAACTGCAACTGTTGGGGAAGGTAATGGTGAACAAATTGGTGTTGCTAGATTATATGATATCAAAGTAAAGAATGTTGGATATGCAGATTCAGCAACAGTCTTTGAATCATCTCTTTATGATATTCAAACATTCACATACCTTCAACTAAACACAGGAACCAGCGTAACTGTTCCTTCCTTTATTGAGGGTAAAAATAGTAGTGCAACAGGATATGCTTACGAAGCCTCAAATAATTCTACACAGTTAGTTTTATATCAAGTAAACGGGCAGTTCCAAGCTGGAGAACAGATAGAAATAAATGGTGTCGATGTATCCAGAAGTATTAATAGAGTAGAAGACTATGGGGTTGATGATATTAAACAGTTAGTAGGAAATGATCCTACTAATTACAAGTTTAGTGCTGACCCTGTTTTAGGATTAGGACATCTGATTGCTCCGATTGCAACACAATTCACTGTAAGTGCAAAATCTGGTGGTGCATCTACAATCACTTCTCCTAGTGCAAACTTTGGTAGTGCTGGAATTAAAACTGGAGACATCATTCAATACAGTGTATCTGGTAATAATGTTCCAACATTCAACCGTGTCACGGCTCAGACTGCTACGAATATTACTCTCGAAGCTGTCCCTGATGTTACTAACGTCAACTCAGGTGCATTACCATCTGCTGATGTTAATGTAAATGACTTATTCAAGGTTACTTTAGAAGTTAAGAATAACTCTACTGCATTTTTATTCAGTGAATTGACTAGACCTAATGTTGCGAGCGTAGACACAAATGGTGCGAATCTTATATTTAGAAAGTCATATTCGATCACTGTTGCTAATAATGCCTTTAGTGGAACATTAGAAACAGATGCTGATTTAAACTTAGAACCATTTGATGAAGAAGATTATAACTTGTCATTCAAAACAACTGGTGTTGTAGAAAACTTAACAGATCAAAAACTTACAGTTAGTGGAAGAACAGTAACCTTATCTGGATTATCTGTTGCCTCTGGTGCTGCAGTTTTAACAGTTACTTGGAAGAAAGTAAATGTAAAACCAAAATCAAAAGTATTAAACAGAGCAACAACTTACACAGTTAATAAGTCCGCAAAAACCCAGTCAGGCACTGGATTAATGAAGTTAAATGATGGATTAACTTATGATGGAGTCTATGGTAATCGAGTGCAAGACAAGAGAATATCCTTAGGCGTTTGTGATGTTGCTTATGTTCTTGCTATCTTAGAATCTTCAACTACTGATGACCCTCAGTTACCTATTCTCCAACTTACTGGTTTGAATACCAATATTCTTAATGCTCTACGAGGTGAGAATATAATTGGTAAAAACTCTGGTGCATCTGCTGTATTTGTATCAACAAATGGATCTAATGAAGTTAATTTCGTTTACCAGAATGAAAATACATTTGAAGTTGGCGAAGAAGTTACTTTTGAAGAAACAAATGTACAAGGTGTAGTTCAGACATTTATTCCTGGCGATAAGGATATTCAGAATGACTTTGAGTTTGATCCTGGCCAAGAAATGGATTATGTTGACTTCTCTTATATCGTTAGAAAACAAGGAACTGAAGCTCCCACAAGAAGAATTACAGTCATTTACAATAACTATGTAATTGATGCTGCAGACCCAGGCGACTTTGTAACTGTAAATTCATATGACTCTAGTTTATATAAGAACAGTTTACCTACTGTGGGTGGAATATATGCTTCTGATATTATTGATTTAAGACCAAGAGTAACTAGTGCTGTTGCAAGTAGATCTCCTGGCGAGTTCTTTGCTAGACAATTTGAGTCTGGTACATCCTCCACATCACATATTATTGCACAGGATAAGTCATTCAATATTTCATATGATTACTACCTTGGCAGAATAGACAAACTTTTCTTAAGTAAAGAAGGTATTTTCTCAATATTAAAGGGAGCACCAGCAGTCTATCCAAAACTACCAAACACGATAGACAATGCATTAGAAGTGGCTACCATTGAGATGCCTCCTTATGTTTATAACACAGATGATGTAAAATTAACTATCGCTAAACACAAACGATTCCGAATGAAGGATATCGCTACTATTGAGGATAGAGTTAAGAATATTGAATACTATACATCTTTGTCTTTACTTGAAGTAGAAACAACTAATATGTCTCTTCGTGATCCACAGACTAACCTTGATAGATTTAAGTCTGGATTCTTCGTTGACAACTTTAAGTCTGTGACTTCTGGTGATGTCACAAATAGACAATTTAAAGCATCTATTGACTCTACTGAAGGAAGATTAAGACCACAGCACTATACAACTTCTATTGATTTATTACTTGGATCAGAAGCTATCGTTGGTGCCGCAACATCATCTAATCCATCAGCGGACTATAGATTTGCAGGCGACTTAGGTGATTCTAATGTTAGAAGAGTTGGTGATGTTGTATGTTTGAATTATGATGACACTATTTTCCTAGAAAACAAATTTGCTACTAGAATTGTAAACGTAAACCCATTTGCTGTTGTAAACTGGATTGGACAAGTTGAACTAAACCCTGCAACTGATACATGGATTGAAACTAGAAGAACTTCTGCAACATACGATATTGAAGGTAGTTTCAATTCAATGATGGGAATGACTGGCGCTGATAGTAATACTGGTCTTTCACCTGTTGACTGGGGTGGTTGGGAAACTACATGGACAGGAAGAAGTTCAACATTAGGCCCTGCTACTAGGGTTGAAACACAATCAACAGTTCTTTCAAGAAGAGTTCAAAAACGTGGCCCATTTGTAGGCCCTCGTAGAGGTGGTATTCCAATCACTACAACTACACAATTCTTGGACAGAAGAGAGGTATTTAGAACTGAGACTACAGTTACTAGAAGCAATCAAACTAGAGAGGGTATTCAATTTAGAGTTGGTGAGAGATTTGACACTACAAGTCTTGGCGATAAAGTAGTTAACACAGAAGTTGTCGCTACAATGAGATCTAGAAACATTGAATTTGTTTGTAGAAGATTGAAACCAAATACAAGATTATATCCATTCTTCGATAACATTGACATGGCAAGATTTGTTGTGCCTAAACTTGTTGAAGTCACAATGGTATCTGGTACGTTTGGTGCTGGTGAAATTGTCGAAGGAAGTCGTCCTAACTCAAATAATGATGCAATTAGATTTAGATTGGCCAATCAGAACCATAAGTATGGCCCATACAATGCACCAACACAAACATATAAACAAAATCCATACGAACCATCTTCTGCTATATCATCAACATATTCGTCAACAACTACAATTCTAAACGTTGATACTGCATCCTTAGAACTTCAAGCTGCATCTGGATTCTATGGATACATTACTACTGGAATGAAGTTAATTGGTCAATCCAGTGGTGCTATTGCAACAGTATCCAATATCAGACTTATTACAGATAAGGCAGGAGTTCTTATAGGTTCTCTATTCTTACCCGATCCAACAGTCCCTTCTGCACCTACATTCAACACTGGTACTAAGACGTTTACATTATCATCCAGTTCTACTAATCAAACTATCTCTGGATTCACAGATAGTGAAGGTTCAGCTAATTTCACTGCTTCTGGAACTTTACAGACAGTTGAGGCATCTACTCTCAGAACAAGAAACGCAGATGTTCAAAGAATACCACAATCTGATTCTAGACAAATATCAAGCACAGATACAAGAGAAGTAGTAAACGTTGCATTTAATCAAAGAACAACTCGACAAACAAGATGGGTTGACCCTCTTGCACAGTCATTTGAAGTTCCTGATGTTAATGGAGTCTACTTAACTAAGTGTGATGTCTATTTCTCAGCGAAGGACACAAATGAATTGCCTGTTACACTTCAAGTAAGAACACTACAGACTGGTTTACCTACTCAAGAAATATTACCATTTGGTGAGTGTATTCTTGACCCTGATGAAGTTGTCTTATCTGATGATGGATCTAAAGCTACAACATTTACATTCCCATCACCTGTTTATTGTGAAGGTGGAGGAGAGTTTGCTCTTGTTCTTCTTTCTGCATCTAACGAATATTTTGTGTACATCTCTAGGATGGGTGAAGAAGATATCACCACAGTCAATGCTGCAGATTCTGAAAAGATTATTGTATCTCAACAACCTCTACTTGGTTCACTATTCAAATCACAGAACGGTGCTACATGGGATCCTAGTCAGTTAGAAGACTTGAAGTTCAATTTATACAGAGCGGAATTTACTGCAAATTCTGGTAGTGTTAATTTCTATAATCCTGATTTAGATATTGGAAACAGACAGATTGTTTCTCTTGTTCCTAATCCAATCGACATGGTTTCATACAACGCTGTTGTAGGATTAGCAAAAAGTTTGACAACTGCTGAACAAACTGGTTTAACAGAAGGAACTACAATCTATCAACAGAGTAATCCAAACTTCAAGGCGAACTTGAATAAACTTCTTGGTGCAATCGGTATCGGTAGTAATCTAACAATCACAAATTCTGGTACTGGATTTGCTACAACATCTGTTGTTTACTCCAATATACCTTTAATATCAAAATTTGGAAGAGGAACTGGTGCAACTGTAAACTTAACTGTAAATGGTGGAGTAGGTGTTGCAGCAACAGTCGCTATTGGTGGAACTGGATATTCAGCTGGTGATGTACTTACAGTATCTGCAACAAACACTGGTGGTTTTGGTAAGAATCTTGAATTAAGTATTCCTAATAATGTTGGTGTTATAAGTGCCTTCAATACATTAGTCCTGAACAATATTCAGGGTAAACCTAAAGTTGACTCATCATCTGCTATTGTATATGTTGGTGGAGGCGGAACCAGTGTTGTAAGTGGTGGAGCTATTAGATATCTTAATGACATCAACGATGGATTACATTTCCGTGTAAGACATAATAATCATGGTATGTACTCTCCTTTAGATAAAGTTATTCTTTCTGGAGTAGAGGGTGATGTTAAACCTGAGAAACTAACTGCTACGGTAGATTCTTCAAGTACAAGTGATATCACAGTAACAGCTGTTGGTATATTTACTTCGTTTGAGGGTGCAGAAGTTAATGCTTCAAACCCAGGCTATGCAAAAATTGGAAATGAGATCATTAGATACACTGGTGTTACCACTTCATCTTCATCATTGAACAATATCACAAGATCTATGGATGAAACCAAAGCTGGTGACTATAACATCAATGATAAGATATTCAAGTATGAAATGAATAGCGTATCTTTGAGAAGAATTAATACATCTCATAAGATGTCTGACACAGACACTTCTAAGTATCCAGTTGATGTAGACCACTACTGGTTGAAGGTTGGTATTTCTAGCCGTGGACTAGACAGATCAACTGGAAATGCTAGTGGATTACCAGAATTGTTCTTTAGAGAAACTAAGTCTGGTGGTAGTTATGATCAACAGTATGTACAAGTTGGAACACCATATGGGCCAATGGCAACACAAAATATTGCGTTCAACATTGTTAGACCTAATTTTTCTACTTTACTTCCTGATGGAACAGATATATCAGGTAGAATGAGAACATTTAGTGGTAATAGTCCTGATGGAAACTTAAGTGGATTTGTGGATCAGGGATTTGAGAGTATATCATTAAACAGCAATAATGTTCTACCCACTCCTAGAATTATTGCATCTAAAACAAATGAATTAGATAAGTTGGTTGATTTCCCTGGCAGAAAATCATTTACACTACAAGCTTTCTTAACTACACAAGATACAAAAGTAAGTCCTATGATTGACTTGGATAGAGTCAATATGGTCACTGTTATGGACAGACTTAACTCTAAAATTACAGATTATGCTACAGATTCCAGAGTCAACTCCCTTGACGCTGATCCAAGTGCAGCAATTTATCTTTCTAAAGTAGTATCCCTTGAGAAGGCTGCAGATGGTTTGAAGGTTATGTTTGATGCTTACAGACACTCTACTAATGATATTAGAGTATTATACAGAGTATTCAGAATTGATGCTCCACCACAGTATCAATTATTTGAACTATTCCCTGGCTTTGAAAACCTAGATTCTAATGGTGTTGTAATTGATCCAGCTAAGAATAATGGTAAACCAGACAGAAGAATCTTAGCATCTCAGACAGATCAAGACTATAAAGAATATGAGTTCAATATAAAAGATCTACCACAGTTTAACGGATTCCAGATTAAAATTATCATGTCGGGAACTAACTTTGCTTATGTTCCAAAGATCCGTGATCTAAGAGCTATCGCATCTATCTAATGAAAAAAGTAAAAGTGAAAGATAGTAATTCTCTTTATAGAGATGAAGAGAGTGGTGCTATATTGAATTGTAATGATGCTGCATACAATAACTACCTCAAAATGAAAGAAAATAAAATGAAAGAGGTAAGTGAAATGGATAAACTAAAGGATGACGTTGATGAACTCAAGGATATGATGAAGCTAATTTTAAGTAAATTAGATAAATAACTAAAACTCCTCTTGAAAGATGACAGCTAGGAACATCAATTTAGTTTTAGATCAAGGTGTAGATTTTGAGGCAACTTTTACTGTTAGAAATGAAGATCAAAGTTCTTTAAATTTAACTGGATACACTGGAGAAGCTAAAATAAAGAAACATCCAGAGGCAACAAAGTTCAATTCTTTTGTTGTGTCATTTCCTAATAGAGTTAATGGACAGATAAAAGTAGCGTTGGCATCGACTGTCACATCTACAATAGAAGGAGGAAGATATGTGTATGATCTGGTTTTGACATCGCCTAATGCGTACAAGACTAGACCAATACAAGGAAATGTTCTCGTAATTCCAGGCGTAACATAATGGCAGATTACTTAGTAACCCTTAACGAACCTGGCAGATACAATGTCGGTGTAGACTATGAGATTCCCTCTAAGTCTATTCAGTATGGGAACATATTGATAGGAAAGACTCCAGCACAAGATGGGTCTGAAACTACATTTTCATTAAATGATCAAGGAGCACCCTACTCTCCTAACAACAACCAACAACTTATTGTAACTAAAAATGGTCTTTTCTTAGATCCATCAAACGATTACAATATATCTGGGGATCAGATTGTGTTTACAACTGCTCCAGCAAACTCAGATGACATAGTTATTATTGCTTTAGCTGCAGCCGCAGATTTGACACGAACTGTCAACTATGTCATCGATAGTGGAAGTCTCCCAATGCAAACTGGAGACAAAGGTAAGTTAACCATAGATGTTACTGGTGTAATAGAACAGATCAGAGTTTTGTCTGATCAGACTGGTGATATTACATTTGAAATAGAGAAAACAACTTTTGCTGATTATCCTAATTTTTCTACCATGACTGGTGGAAATAGAGTTCAACTTACCAATACTGATAAATACTTTGATGATGTCCTAAATAATTGGACATCCACGATTGTAGCGGGAGATATTCTCCGTTTCAACGTGATAAGCGTGAACAATATTAGAAGGATACTAATCTCTCTAAAATTAAAATTATAAATAAAGATAGTTCTTAGTTCAACTAGACCCCTAGAGGTAGTTTTTCAATGGCATTACTCGTTCCTAATATTGGTGAAATTGAGTCGCTACGTTATCTGATTGCTCAGAATAACTTTGTCGCAGATTTAGAAGATACATCACCGCGAAATCTTGTGTTAAAACT